AGGGGCAGCGTCGTGGCGGGCTTTATCCCCTGTTCTTTTGTGGCAGGCGACCGGAAGTTGATTGTCGATAACGTCCATGATGTATGACCGGTTCGGGAAAGTTTCCGGGGCGCATACTCGGGATGGAATAAATACAGTACATCAGCGCTCTGGCAATATTTTATCTCGGAAAGATCCGCCTCAAGATATGGGGAGGGAATCTCATAGGCAAGATCGGTGGCGCCATCTGAAACAACCCATTTTACGGCGGCAAGGTCTGTGGCAAAGGCTGCTGCCGCAGTGTGTGCAACGATGCACCGATAATAACTGCCGGCATTCGTAACCAGCGTCCCCAGAGCGTACACCGTTCCCGTTACCCATGCCGCGTATGCAACCTGGATTCTCCCCTGGTTGCGATAGAACCGGATGTACTGGTCGCCAAATTCGAGGATGTACGCCTGTGTCGTACTGAACTCGAAGGGCAGCAACCGGGACGCCTTGGCGTTCGTTTTCGTGCCGGCTATGTACCGGAATCCTGGCCGGTAGTAAGCGGGGCCGCGGGGATCGATGACGAAATTCTCCATGCGGTAAGCTGCATTCTGGTATTTTGCCAGATCGACACGCCCTTCGAGGCGATCACTCCATTCGCCGCCGGTAAAATTCGTCTGTATGAAATGCGCAGCGCTCACCTAATGCCCCTCAGTCTGCCACGAATAGTTTCCCTTATCCAATGTCTGCATGTCCTTGTGTCTCGGCGGATTCCCCTCTACCGCGTTCAGCGAATACGCATCCGGCAAGTGCTTCGTGTAAAGCTCCTGCAATAACGATTCTCGCAGTTTTGGATTATCCGCCAGCTTCCCGGCCAGCTCCGCGCCAAGCCTGGTCGCCAAACAGTTTGCAAAGGACGGGCTGTAGCGCCCTGTTTCGGTTACGAGTTTGATATACCGGATGTAAATTTCTTCATCCTGATTCGTCAGCAGTTCCCCGCCTTCGACAACCCACTCCGCATCAGTCCCGTACAACTCCCAGACACGCAGGCAATCAGCAGGGATAGTGTAGGCGTAATCCCACTGAAAAACAGGGGTCGTTACCAGTTGGGCGCTGATATCCGCCCGGGACATTGCAAAATTCCACGGGTGCGCGGCAAGAAGCTCGTCTCGCAAGATCGGGTAGAGGACGTTGCAGGCCCGGCCCTCTTTTGTGGCATCTGTCAGCGCCGTGATTGACAGATTGCCAACTTTAAGCAGGGCCAGATTGCAGATTTGAACCTCAGATATCGACATATTTTCCCCCTATCCGAGCAAGCCCTTGATGGCACCCATCAGGAACAACAGCAAGACAAGCGCGGCGTAAAATAATTCGCTGCCCGGGTCTCTCATCTTACAGCCCCCGTACCTTTTTCGCCTTTACCAGCTCGTTTTCCAGCCGGGGAAGTTTCCAGCGACGATCATAGGCCGCGCCCATCTCATCCATCTCGGCGCGAACGGTTGCGGTTCGTAATGCCTCCTCATCGGCATCGTCAGCCCCATCGTCGTCGGAATCTATGGGCATTCCCAGCGCGGCGGCAGCGGCATCATCTTCGGGGCTGCAATGGTTCAAAAGACCGGAAAGCCATGTTCCCCGTGTAGGATGTTTCCCTTTGGCGACTTCTGCCGCCAGATCGGCTTTGGATATCGTCAGTACGCTTCCGCTTTTTCGAACGTCGCCCATAAACTGGAACGTGTCGTTCACTATGAATTGTGGCATGTTACATTCCCTCCTTCTTGGGGTATGTTGTAGAGAAACGCTTTCGCGCATTATTTTCCATAGAGCCCATGGCACCGGCCTTCATCATTGCCTGCATCTCTTCGTCCATGAACGCCATGGCCTCCTTCATCCTTGCGGGATCAGCCTTGATCATCTCTGCTTCCTTCAGCGTCCGGGCATCACCTTCGATGCGCCATTTCTTTTCCTGTTCATCTTCAGCCTTAACGGCTTTCCCTTCGCTCATAATTTATCCCTCACTCTTTTTCTACTCAGGAATATTTGCCGGATTTCTCAACAGTAACCCTTTCTTCGCTTCCTGATAAACCTGATCAATCTGAGTCTCGGTGAGCCCGGCCTGCTGCATGTAGGCCATGTAGGTGGTGAGTCCGAGTTTTGCCAGTTCCGCTATTGCTGCTATCATCACTGGTGTCATTATGCACCTCCTGCGAGTTCTGCGAGTTGGTTGATTAAATCTGTGATTGCCGCGCCCTGCTCACTGGTAGGGGTGCCTCCTGTATCCGTGATTGCGATGTAGGTTTTCAGCAACGGCCAGACCGTGGTCAAGACAGCTTTCTTTTTGGCTACTATCTCTTTCTGTACCGGAGTGGCGGCGGGATTCTTGGCCATCGCCATTGTGTCGTCGTAGGTCTGATTATAGATCGTCATCCAGACTGCCGCTTGCTGTTTTGCTGTGAGTGGTTTTGTGCCAGTCGTGGCGCAGGCCAGCACCGTAGCAAACAGCAGTATCATTACTAAAACACTGTACTTATTAAACTTTCTCATTTTCTGCCTCCTCAATTTTAGCTGTCTCGACTACTGTCACAGCCTTCGTTTTTGCTGCCTCAATCGCTGCTACATCAACTGGCGTAATTGCTGGCGGCTTCTGTTGTTCGTGTTTGTTTCCATAGTAAAACCCTACAAGGGTTCCTATCACAGTCCCCAAAAGAAAAGGAGTGATAGTTTTTGCCTGCTCCGCCCCGTCTTCTGTCATGGGTAGAAATACCACGCAGAACAGAAAAAGGAAAGTGGTCATGATAATTAGAACAGCCACCTTTAAACCTCTCGCACTATCGGTTTCTTTGTCCATGTTTTCCTCCTAAGCGTAAAAGTCATGTCTGCCAATAGTTACAACCTTCTTCATCTTCTTTTCCCAGCTCGCGTTACAATCAACAGTCAGATACTGTGTGGCGTGGCTATCGGCTATTTCTGGCGTCCGGGGAATGTTATAGCTCACCAGCCCCAGGGCGATTCCCCAGCAGCTATTCAGCGCCGCGTTGGTCGCGATCTCTTCATCCCACTGTTCGGCAATGTGCAGGAGCTTCCCGTAATTCGGGTCGTTCTCGTTGAAGCAGGAGAACTGCCATTTCTTCAGGCAAACCTCCCGGATTGTCTTGCCATCCCAATTTCGATGATCGACACGCTCAAGGATCACGCTTCCCACGGCGATTTGTCCCTCGACGCTTTCGCCTCGGGCCTCGCCGTAGATGGTAAGAGCCATGATCTGCGCGTCGGACAATTTTAAGAATGATTCGTTTTTCATTTCTGAAGCAACCTCTTCACGTCCGATGATATTTCTGAAAGCCACCGCTCTTGGCGGTCTTGTGTTTTTTCGATCCCCTCAAGACATGCCACAATTCCTGAATGTTCCTTGCATGGGAATACGGCATCCAATCCATTGTGGCCATCGCACCCATTTGTTCCGTTCATGCCGTTTCTCCCACCGTCAGCCATTACCCGCACGGCATAAGTCCTGATGGCCGTAATTGCAACCGCACCTCCGGATACACACAGCCCCGCTATAGCAATTCCATTCCCAAGTTCCACCGATCCGGCACCTCCCTTTCAAATCCCGGGCGGATTCACTTCCGCCCGGGGAAAATCAAGAGTTGAGATTACGCCCTGTACGGCGTCTGGTTTTTGGTCGTTGAGCCGGGGATGATCTCCGCGTAAAAAGTGCCAGCGGAAAGCGACCAGTCCCCCGTAGTCGTGTAGAGGATATGCAGGAACTCCCTCAGCCCCCGGGGAAGCGGGACGTTAAGGATTTCATACCCGGGCACGAGCGTTGCAATCGGGATCGCATTGGCCACATCGACGCCAATTCCGGTCGGCTTATAGGAGCCGCCAACCGTCGCACAGTCCTCCAGGTCAAGATAGAGGGCCGTGCCGGCAGTGGGCGCAACCCCAACTGTGATCACCAGCCGGTCGTTTCCGTTCTCCGGGCCGTGCGACAAAAGCGCAGTCCCGACGTGATCGTACATGACGCCCAGATCGACTACGTTTGTGGATGCAACCGTTGTTGCATTCGCTGTGATGATCTGACCATCCGAAAATACTAATTGGGAATCTCTCATTATGCTTTCTCCTTTCTGTCTAAGATGGAGCCTTAGGAAATGGCATCCTCCGTGTTAAGCAGAATTTCGCGCGAAATCTGACGAATAGGCGTCCCCTGGAAATACAGGGGCGGTTCCCCGGAAAGCGCGTCCCCGCCGGCGGTAAAATACACGTTCGACTTATCCTTCATCCTGATCTGCATCTGGGTAAGGATAGTCTCGTTGACGTAGATTCGCGTTCCGGCGCCGGTGTTCATGTTGTTCAGGAGCGTGATCAGATCATCCTCGTCAAACGTGTTGTCAGCTCCGGCGCTTTCGATATTCGCCACCCGGCCAATCGCCCGCGGATCGCGAACAACCAGACCGCAGCGAATGACAAAATGATCGCGGTAGACCTCCATCAGACCCGTGGACAGTTCAGAAGTGATCTGCCCTTTATCCTCATGCTGAACACCCAGCGTTGCAGCCATGTTCTTCGGGTAGATCAGAAAGGCGCTCGTCTGCCCCCAGGTGACAACGTAGGCGCTGGTTACATCGGAGCCTGTGCCACCGCCCCCGATGACAAACCGGGCATCGAGCGTTCCCAGGCGCGGAGCCAGTCCGTGCATGGAATCGGGGTTTGTGTTGGCGTTGCCGTAAAGAATATCCGACGCGATGGTTTGACCCAGACCCTCAATGAACGCATCTACCTCGCCCGCGCGGAAGAGTGCCGGGGAAGGCATGGAATCGACCAGTGCTGCATCAACATCGCAGTAGTCTTCTAACTGCTCGATGACATCCATGATCTCCGTGGTACGAGATACGGACTGAGTTACCCGCGCGTTGAGTTTCCGGCGTGATCCGGTCGGCAGAGAGCCCCGGCGCGTGGTCTTGTTTGTCCACACATCGTTAGAGGGCATCCAAGGCGCTTCCTGAAGAATGCTGCCCATCTTCCGGTTCAATACTTCCGCAATCAAAGCCTGATTGCCGGAAGGGTCGATTCGTTTTGCCTGCTCGACCATGCTGTATGTGCTTGTTAAAGTTGCCATTTGTTCGGCCTCCTTTTAAGTTTTATTGTAGGTTTTGGGGAATCGGGACTTCGCCTTATCCTCATCCGATAGTTCGTTTCCGCTGCCGCCGCGGTCGCCCAATGCCAGCGAATCATTGGAGACGGCCTTTCCGATCGCGGCAAATACCCGCAGAAACGTGGGATGATTGCCGAGAGGAAGGCCGCCGACCTTCGTTTCCTCGATGAACTTCTGGACTTCCGGAGTATCGCCCCCGAATTTCTTGAAGGCTCGGGCCGCAAGTTCCGTGTTGACTTTGAACGTGTCGCCCTTCCATTCATCCTTGAGGGTGTTTATTGCAGCCTCGTTTGCCTGCTGTTCGGCCTGCTGCGCCTTGGCCTGCCCCTCTTTGGCAAGGCCCCAGTACCAGTTGTAAATCTCTTTCGCCTGAGCGTCAGGAAGGCCCTTCTCGAAGGCAAACTGTTTAAAGACACCTTCAATCGCCGGGTCATACGGAACCCCCTCGGGGAGATCCGCAGGCTTGGTGACACTGTACTTGTCCGCTGTTTCCGGCCTTCCCAGCTTCTGGTAGAAAGCCGCCCTGTCTGCATCGGTCGAATTTGCGTCAGGAATGACAATCGCTTTCCCTTCGGCCTTGAGCAGAGTGTCGAACTTGTCCCAGACCTGTGCAGGTTCTTTGAACTGGGCAAAGGTTTCGTTCTGCTTGTGGGCGTCCGGCAATGAAGCCATCCATCCGGGATACTCAACCGCTCCGCTTCCTCCGGCATTGTTTCCGCCGCCATCGTTTCCTTCCATTTTACAATTCCTCCTTGTCTGATTTTATGATCGGCTGTTTCATCAGCCGCATCGTGAATGCCTGCATGTTTTCAACTATAATGCCGCCACCGCCTAAAATGGCAAGCAATTTCATGGCCCAATTCCTAAGCGCAATCGCTTCCGCCGTTGCCGGGATAGGGTCGAATGCGCCCATGTCTCCAAGCATCCACATCAGGGTTGCCTGCCCCGTCCGGGTGGAAAATGTCTGCCGGGCCTGGGAAACGATCTCTTGATCGGCAAGGTTAAGCGGCTGCGGCATCTGGCATCCCTCCACTCAACGCTGCATCCAGACCTTGAGACAACTTTCCGCCCATGTTCCGATCGGCCTCGCTTGCCGTTTTCAATCCCTGCAATGCACTCATGGCGTCCTGCTGCTGCGACTCCAACTGCTGCGCTTGCATCCGGCCCTGCCGGATTTTTTCCACCGCCTCTTTTGGGCGTACGATCGCCGCGGGGACGCGGTTCGAATCAGCCAGCACCCGGCCAGCCTCATCGAGATCGAAGTTGTCAAGTACCTCTGGGTTGATATCTATAAGCGGCGCGATCTCTGCCATGAATTTTCTGATTCCGTCTTTCGAAAACCGCTCTCGCTGTGCCTGAGCCAAAGGCCCCATATAAACAGGGTCAAACCGCAGACTCCTGTCTTGCTGTCCCATCTCAATTAAGATATCCGGAACCTTCGGCATGCGAGAAACAGATTGGTTGGTTTCAATGTCATAAACCGAATCCAGGAGCCCATCAAGCGCCGTGTTGAAACTTCCCAGTTCCGCCCCAAGGACGGCCGCCTTCTCTGCCATCATCTCCGAAACTTCGTAGGCTGTACGCTGCCCACCATCCATCTGCGACAGCATCAGAAAGGTGTCGACATGGAAACGCTCCCGGATTGCCCGCTGCTTAGCCTGCTCCCGATCAACGCCGATCGGGAATGACGCCCCGGTATTGACCGGCGTGATCCGGTCGGATGGATTCTCCATGAGTCTTGCCGAGCAGATATGAAGGCACGTTGTAAGCCGGGTCAATAGCCAGCTGCGCAGCGCCGAGAAGCGTCTTCGACATCAGGTTAATGCCCTTGATATCCGCCATTGCCAGCATTGCAGGGCTTAAACCGTAGGGCTCTTTCCCGGATTTCAGATATCGCCAGACGTGATAGGGGAAAAGGCTGTATCCACCTTCCGCGCAGATATGGTTTCCGGCTGTCATCAGCCAGACCGAGGCGAAAGGCTTATTCTTCGCGTCCTGCTTCCGATCGTCGTATTCCACGCGGGGAAATACGGCATGGATTACCTCGAACTCTGTGAACGGGTTCGTCTCATAAGCCTGCTTGACGGCATCGGTAACGTTGTCCTTACCGAACATCTCGACCATCTGCTTAGCCGACAGCTTGCGCTTCCGGTGTAGAACATCGACCTCGCCATATTTATTTTCCGCGATGAATATCTCTCCGGGATGACAGGCCTCGAAAACAATCCGCTCTTTGGCGATATCCTCTTGCGCGTACATCGCCGCAGTGCCGAGCGTGAACCCGTCGTAAATGTACGACCACATCTCATTATAAAAGTTCGACCGGTTGAGGGCCATGTACATATTGAACTCAATCTCATCCAGCCAAACACCAACCTCGGGAAGCGTGTTGACCTTCTTACGGTTCATCTGGTACTTGAACCAGGCAAACGCGGGGCTGACGTGATAGCCGTGAATGCCATCGGTTGCCAGAACGGCGGCGCCGACAGCAGTGCCGTCGTAAATCTTTGTCCCCTTCCGTTCGCCCTTCATCAGGACGCCGCGGATATCGTCCCGGTGAGGACTGACATAATCCGCGACATCCTGCATGCGGTCATTGAAGTTGGCCTTGTCGGTTTCAAGTTTGTTCTGCCGACTCATCACCAGCGTCTTTAGTTTTTGATCTTGCTCGATCATACCATCGCCCCTTACATGAACAATCGCCTT